CGCTTCAAACTCGTACTTTTCAGGTACTTCACTTTTAGCGTCCGACCCTTTACCCTCGTCATCTGACAGCAGGATTTCGGTCTTTTTGCCGCCATCAGACTCAGAAGCATTTTGCTCATCAGTCTTGGCGTCGACATCTTTTTGTTCCTGTTGGTTTTTTTGAACCTCAGGATCAGAACCTGACTCTACCACGGTTTTGGTGTCGTCGTTCACATTTTTTTCGTCACTCATAATATTCTCCTCCTATGAAAGTTCACGCCAACCGATACCTGCGAGAAAATCAGCGTTGGCCGTGATTGGTCTAATGCACAGATAAATCTCATCTACTGTGCCGTCGATGGCTGCACCAAGTCGCAGCGCGTTGCGAAGCGATGCGCTTTCCGAACTGTTTGCCGAACCGTACCCACCAGCCATAGATTGCCCAGTAGCACTTACCGTGTCGGGTGTTGTTGCATCGTTAACATAAACCTCACACGCACTGTTTGGTCTGGCAGTCCACGTTCCGTTTGTTCCCGTAATGGTTGGGTTGAAGGCTATGACCCACTCGAAATCATCATTTGTCAGGGCGTTGATTGATTGATAGTCGATGTCAACACTTTCGCCGATGGCGTCGGCCTTTAGACGTAAACCCATTATTGGGTATAGTTGCCCAACGCTGTTAAAATTACGCAGCGTCCCATCTGTTGACGCATAGTGGAGTTGCCCGGTCGGCTGCAACCCACCCTCACTGATGACGGTTGAGCATATTTGCTCCACACTTGCAGCGCTTCCCGTACCGTCATTTTCAATTTCAAACCGCAACGGTAGGTTTGGCGTTGACATATAGACGCCAGCAGCGCGATTTGCGTGATGTTGCTCGTGCGCGAGGACAAAGACCTCATCAACAACAATGAAGTATCGGACTGTGCCGACGCCGAGCCACTCAAAGTCTATACCAAGAATTTGAGATTTGGTCGGGTCAAGCGTCACGCCGCTCGGACCTGACCCGTCTAGTTTGTCGTTGCTCCACTCACTCTGCGGCACCCTAGTTGTGACCGCGCTTCCTGTCGTACTAGACCTAACACAGGCATAGATGGTGCCGTTGTCGTATTCCCAGAACAGCCCGTTGTTATCATCAAACATTCCAACCGCCGCCTGCACCCCCGTGCCGAGGACGCCAGCAAGGTTTGCTGTCTGCAATATGAGTTGCGACTTGCCCGGTTCATAGTTAAACCGTTGGAAAGTCTGACGCACACGCTTACCGGCAGTGCTATCAGTGACAGACATCACTGAGGACGCGCGGGCCGAACTATGGACAGAGGATGTCCCAGACCCACTCGCCTCTTGATCGTCCCAGAACAGCGGAAGATTGCTAAATAGTTGCTTACTGTTGAACAGTGTTGTTGGTGTTGATGTGCGCTGCCGCCCGAAAGCGTCAGTAGCTAGTTTATTACCAAAGGCGATAGGGAAGGGTGTGTTGGCGCTGACGTTGACGAAGTCGCCGTTGGCCTGCTCATACAGAACACCAGCAGCATAGCGATTGAGATTGAATGGTCCTAGCTGAGGATTGTCAGGCTGACCTTGACCTGCCAGGAAACGATAAGTTGGATTACTCATCAGCCTCACCCTCCTTGACCATAGTCAAATAGGCTGACATGTCCCGATCTTTAATTTTGTTGATGATATCTTGGCCAATCATCCTTGCACCTTCATTGAAAGCGGTGCTTTCAGGATCACCCGGAACATGGCTTCGAAGATTTATATGACATGTGTCAAAGATAAGCGTATACAACCAGCGCCGCCCACGCTCATGTTTTAGGATATAATCCAGGTCTCTCTCACGATCCTCTTGCCAATCTTCGGCTTTCTGGATCTGAGTTAAGTCTGAACTATTACGGACGACGTGGTCGTTCACTTACCTTTACCACCCTTACCTGGTTTCTTTTTTCCGTATCCCATTATTATGCTCCTAGTAGTTGTGTTAAAGCGTTAGGGTTTTGAGTGTCTGTCTCAGACAGAAGTTTAGCAGCCTGTGCTCCTTGAGAAGCCATACCCATTTGCTGTTCGGCTTGAGCTGCTTGTTGCTCAGCAGCAATCATTTGATCAACATCTTTTTTGGATCTCAAGACCGATGGGCTGTTACCAACAATCTCACTATACTGTCGCAAGGCTTCATCTTCATTAATCATCTTTGGAACACGTGGGAAGACGGCTGCCAAGTTACCTGCAAACCCAAGGGTCCGTTCAATCGCACTGGCCGTTGTAGCCTGCTGGGCCTTGGCGAGTAAGGATACATACTCAATCTTCAACTCTTGTCCTTGAAGTGACTCGGGAGGTGGCGGGAGGAGATCACCTTCCAAAGCAAATTCAAAAACATCTTCGAGCATCGGATCCAACAACTCAGTATTGAGCCGTTGCAGCACCGGGCCCAGCAGCATTAGCTTCTCTTCATGACGCTCAACAACCTCTGTCGCAGTAATTTGACGCCGGTCGGAGTTAATCATCATTGCAAAGAGATCAGCATAAAACCCACGTTGAATACGGTTTTGAACCTCTTGTATATCCATCATCATCTCTTGGATACGAGGCTGAACCTGATAAGCAGGTGCAAAGCCTTGACCACCTTGAGAAGGATCCACGTAAGTGTTTGCTCCAGGAAGTACAGAAGTTGGCTTACCCCGAAGCTGTACACTAGCAACCATAGGCGGGTTGACCATCTTATCAATGGCCTGAGCTTTCCGCTTTTGTTGCTGTTGAAGCTGCTTAATATCAGGTAATGTTTCCATTCCTGGAGACTGTCCGTAGATATCACCCGGTCGAACATCCCACCTCGGGCAGTAGATGGGCAGACGATTAAACCCACCTTCAAACAGAAGGTCATTACCTTCTCCACCGTACTCAAAATAAACAGACTTAAAAGGCATACTCATCTGATCCTTACGACTCAGATCACGGTCCGCAATATCTCGAGGTTGTATCATATGGATGATAGGGATCAAGCTATCATAGTCCTGTTGATCCCAAAGGCGCCGTGTTGTACGGCTTACACCGGTCCAATCCATAGAGCCGTCAGGTTGCATTACAAACTTCCTAACAACCTGGGCAACTGTCATTGTAAAATAACGTCCAACGGTATCTACTACACCTTGATCATTTTCAGCAATGACATATTCGCCTGCTGTAAATGGTCTGAAGCGGATAACACTGTTAAAATTCCGCTGTCTGTACATTGGGGCTGTGCCAAATGCACCTAACTCCTCATAGACAGTAAACATGGAATTGTAGAAGTTTGATTTGTGAAGGATGGCCCGAACAGTATGTTCAGCTTTTGCCAACCAGGATTTCTCTTCGTGGCTGTCACCGATATCAGGATCTTCAAGAGCAAAACGAAACCACGGCCTAGAAGGGCTAGTCATTCCTGACATCATACCCGCAGCAAGGGTTCTCAATGCTTGAGTACCTGTACTATCGATGATTTTACCCATCCGCTTACGGCCGCGACTGTTCTGGTTCTCAATGAGATACTTACCACGCCGAGGAATGGTATAATCACTAATCTCTTGCCAGTGAGACCAGAAGCTTGATCTGTCATTTTCAAGGTGCTGGTAACGCCTCAAAGCAGTGCCGCGTCGCCCCTTGTAGGACGACGTGCTCATCAGGTTCTCAGGGGTTACAAAAAGCGCCATGTTATGACTCCACCATGGTAGGATACATCTTAGTGGCAGCAGTCGGTTCGTCCTTGTCTTCCATGTCTAATGACACAAATTCCAGGGTTCCGCTCATCTCACCGTTTTTAGACTTTGAAACTGATGCAACCCGGACTGTACCTGTCACCATCCGCTCGTCTCCTGGTTGAGCGTCTGTAAGGATAGCACGAGCGTCAGCATCACTCAGATAAAGGGTTGGATAAACCTTTCCATCAGGTTCATCCAACATTGTGTTCATTGGCTTTGATCCGAGTTCCGGCATCATTTATCCCCTAGATCAAAGTTGTTTTGCCGACGTTAGACGTCGTAGTAGCAGGCGTAAGAACACCCTGAGCAGACGTAGCTATCGTTCCGGCCTGACCTGCAGCAGCTGCTGATTGTCGACGCTGAGTGGATCGAGCCTCACGAACAGCCGGATCCTGCTTTTTTGGAGGTGTGGGCGGAGGAGGTGGAGGAGGCGGAGGGCTTGGAACCCCTCCACCACCAAACATACCACCACCCGGTAAAGTAAACAGTTTCATGACCTGACTTCCTTTCGGAGATATAGATACAATTGATACGGGGTTAAAGCCCAGGAAGGGATCCCGAGGGCGGACTTGGTATGGCCAACACAGTTATTGACAACCATCATAGCACCTACTGCCTTCCGCCTTGAGACCTCACGGACCACAATCTGTGTGGCCCCTAGATCTTGGTAGTATTCAATCAGTCCTAGCTCTCCCACTCCACCAACAGGCTTGAAAATCAAACCATTTGTAGGAGACCAGTCTATCTGGATGTATGAGTCTTCCTGACAAGCAAGGACTCCTGTGACATGTCGAAACCCGTCTTTGAGAGTCCAGGCAAGAGGATGTTCATCCACCTGACTAAATACGATCAAATCGTTCATTTGGCCTTATACTACGGTTTCAATTTTAGTGAAACAGTTTTGGTAACATGTGTAGTTAAAACTTAAATGGGTCATAATCAGTCTGAGCCATTTGATCTTGATGACTACTAAATCCTAGACGTGATGGAAATACTGGATATGCCCAGGTCAATGCTAATGCATCTGCAAGATCGGGTGACTTCAATCCTCGCTTCTTCATATCATCCTTGCGCTCGAGCTGCAGAAGGTTTGCAGGTGTGAACCCATATTCACGACCTGTTAGATCCATTCTCAAATCATCGTCATCTGGTATGCGAATACCATCCTTCATAACTTCTCGAAGGTTTCCCCACATTTGGGCAGCCATGTTTCCATACCCAGGTTGTGTGGCCTTAGCTCCAAAGTTGATCTCAGTCACGGGCACGTTGAGTTGTCTCAAGCGATCGATAACACCTCCTCCAACACCACCCCCATCTACAAACACCGCATCAGGCATGTGTTTAGACGCGATCTCGGCCACCCTGGATGCAAGTGTCATCGTATCCATACCGGAGTACCTGAAATACCCTAGTGACTCACAGTCGCGTCCTCTACGCGTCCAGATGACACTCTCGTCATCGCCGAACCTAGCTACGTCCACTCCTATGACCACTGGATCTGCTGAAGTCTGTGGTATATCTAGCATCGTACACTGATTGACAAGGCTTGTAGGTATGAACTGGAGAGACCCTGTATCAGGTGGGCGGCCAAGGACACGTACTTTGAAGAAGTCACTTTCCTCCCCATATGTCTCAGCCCATTGATCTATGAGTTGTTTGTTTGTAATCCTGACTGTTCTGCTGTCAATCGATCTTGTGTGATATCTGGATCGATATCTACCAAATGTGTTCTCAAAAAACCTTCCTGAGTTTCTCGTGGGGTTTCCAAAGTCATGAACATGAGGTTCGCCGTCTGTGAGACCTCCTTCACGCACCTCAAAGATTTTTTCAGGAACAGCTGATGCTTCATCAAAAATGTAAACTGGAGATGAGTTGGCAGCATGCAGCCCAGCAAATGACTCACTGTTTCGTTCCTCACAAGTTTGTGCGTCAAACCTCCAAGTTTCTGGGCTGTGTTTGTGGTAGACATTTAGGCTTCCTTGGGAACCGGCATTGAGCTGATACCAGTGCTTTGTGATCCCCACATTGTGCCATTTGGCCAACTCAGACCATGTCTTGGTTCTAAGCTGCTGTGCCGTGTTGGCTGTCACAACCCCCTTGCAGTGTGGTCTAGTGTCCATGTAGAACCTGACCAACCACGACACCATGGCAGATTTACCAATACCATGACCAGAGGAGGTCGAGAACATGATCGGTTCAACTGCATGTATACCATCAAACCCTCTGGCACGGATCTCCTCTGCGAGCTCCGTAAGGTATCCTACTGCCCAATCGTCTGGTCCTTCAAAACCATCTAATGATCCTTGCCCCCATGGATAGCTGAACCTCACATGCCCGAGAGGATCTGCATAAAAGGTTGCAATCTCTTCAATTAGCTCTGTTTCAAGGTCTTTGGATGTTTTCATGGGATAGGATCATAATCGATATTGTTGACAGGAGAGCTTTCATACTTGTCTCTTCGGCATTCAAAGCTGCCTGCTACCGCGGTTTTACGAACAGCACAATGTTTACAGACCAAAAGTGGACCAGACCCAGGTGGAGGGGTAGTCCACTCGTGCTCAAGAGGTTTTTGGTTTCCTGGGATATTGTAAGACATCATAGATCCTTTGCGTAAGAGATTGCAGGCTGATCATCCTCATCGATAATTTCAGCCTCTAAAATATTAAACTCATCGTGCTCAACCATACCTCCTCGAGCATTACGTCTTCCATCCATCAATCGCTGCTCAAGGTCTCCAAGGCTGATGGTTAATTCTGCCTGGATTTGAGCTGGTACGATCTTACCGACCAACCCCATAAAAGCTTTCGGGTTATCATAAGCCTGGTTTACCAGATAGTCTACTCCTCCCACCTCTTCAAAGGCTTGTTGGATCATAGACCTCATGTCGGCTGTGAATTTGTTGGGTATTCCTTTTCGGCTCATCGCTCAACTCCACTTTTGGCTACTTTGTTCCAGGTCATCAAAACGGTCTAAAACCGAAAAACCTTAAAACCGTGTCGGTTTTCTATTCTACCCTATTCTCCTACTATCCCTACTATCCCTACTATATACACTATAATTTCACTTATATATGACCTCTATATATACTCGGTTTTTAGGTTTTTAGTATATAAGAGATTGAAAAATAAGGCAAAATAGAAACCGACTCATCCCGGTTTTCTATGGTTTTTTCACCTTTAGTCGGTTTATATGTCGTCGAAACCACCCTCCTTTGCCTCTTCAGCAGCTATAACCTCAGGCCTTCCAATTTCTGGTTTAACGTAAAACCACTCTTGATTTCCATTAATTTCCCTTGAAATCTTCTTGTCTTCGGTGTATCCCAGGTGATGTAGGATGCGGGTCCGATGTATAGTCGGCGGCAATTTCCACCTCCTCGCCTCAAATCCATCCTGCAAAGCACGGCGTGAGACAGCCACCTCATTGATGAAATCAGTCTCATTTTCCTCGATGATCCTTACAATCTCATCGTACCCTGCTATGTTTTCTACCTCTGCAGAAATCATTCTGTGTTTGAATTCAGTCTCAGGGGCGGCAGCTGCTCCGAACAGGGACATGTCAATCTCCAAGTCTGTTAACCATCTGCATATTTCTCTACCATGGTCCCGTAAAGCTGAGTGGTATCGATTAAAATACTCCTCATAGGACATACCAGCAGCACCTGGTAGACTGTCTCTGTCTTTGTGACCAATGTAGATGACCCAATACCGCCTGTCATCCGAAGACAGTGGCAAGGCATTCATGTGGTTTGTAAAGCAGATATAATTGACAGTGTTCCGTACATTATAGCTATCTCTACCCTTAGCCTCAACATCGATAGTTTCGTTTGTTATAAGTTCCTTGAGGGCTCCCTCAATATCGTGTCTGTTATGACCCGTTATCTTTAATTCCTCAAGAACATTGACCAACCTTCCGGCAGCCCAGCTGTTGAACCTGGCGCCATCCTTAAACCTAGAAGACGAGACCGTTCTTACATGACTTTCACCCAAAGCCACAGACAGGATTTTAGCAATCGATGTTTTACCTGTCCCCTGAACACCCTGGAACAAAGGAGCCCATAGGATTTTCTTTCCTGGGTACTGTACATTGTGGGCAATCCACTGTTCTAATATGTTGGCATCCTTTTGGCTACCGTTACAGACCAGAAGCAAGTGTTCCTTCACTGCATCAATGGCTTTCTGACCTTCAGGTGTTATCACTGCTGCCGGAGATGTAAGGGTTGCAGGATCAAAGGTATTGTACATAGCTTCACCAAGATCCACGACAGGACCCATTGGTTTGTTAGGCAGGTAGGTGAAGCCTGTTACAGTTCTCTCAGACAGATAGCCTCCCTTTTCTAACCATGCGGATGCAGAGGGTCGAGGGCCTTTATCAGGTGGAGGGACCATACAGGACATCATGTTATTGAGACCGGACTTAGAGAGTCCAGAACTCATACCGGGTCTGATGTATTGCTGGTGTTTATCGACCCAGACCCAATCTGCCCAGTCGTTTCCTGTGTCTCCATCACTAACGTTCCAACCAGCGCCCCTTGCCATATGGACAAGAGAACCAACGGTCACGCCTCCTGGTTTGAAAGACCTCCATTTACCCAATACCTCAGACTTGCTGAATTGATCAGACTGTTTAGACCAGCCTCCCCACAGCTTGAGACCTTCTTTTTCATCCCACGCATGAAGAGCCATACCTACACGAACCCAGTCGTCGTGGTTCATATCAGGATCCAGGACCTTAAGCATAGACTTGATAGCGTCCCTGTCGTATGTGCTATCTGATTTAATGACATCACCAAGGTCCCCAAGATCGTTCTCCTCATCCAGAGGAGCCGCCTCGTGAGTGCTATCAGTCAGATGGTCATATAACTCATCCGTCATCTGGACCCACTCAGAGGGCCAGAGGTCATCCTCTAGATCATAAGAAACACCATTTGTCTTGCAGCCAGGTATCAGAACATAAGCACCTTCAGTCAAAAAGTCAATGTCAGGATACAATATATGTTTCTTACGGATGGCTTTGGCGCTATATGTAGTACCAAGGTGTACGTAAATGTGCATCCCACCCGACGGAGTGGACACTGTTGGTATTAGCT